TCTTTCTTCCTTTGGTTTATAATCATCTGGCAGAACAATACCACTTAAAGTTTCAATTGGCTTTGTTTTGGGAACCTCAATATAAATATAACGATTCACGGGTTTAAACATATTTTCCTCTTTTTTAAATCATGCATACATCATTTGTACAAAATTTAACGCCGTTGCCCCCATTTTCGGACTTCATTCTTTGAAGCGGCGTAACTTTTGCTGACATTTCTTCAAATTGCTCTTTTGTAATTGATTCATAAGGCGCCTGCTCATATCCAGTCTCCTCATAACGCAAAAAAGAGACTGCTTTTAGGCGAGACTCATACATCTCCAAGGCACTTTTAATCTGGGCTGCCTCCTCTGGTTTAAACGTTACTGTAACGGAAACAGAGTTGTCTGCCCAATAATGCTGATACTGTGCGGCTATTTCTAATTGTTCCCACATAGTTATATCTCTCTTACCCTTAACGAAAAAAGGTTCGTGAACTGGAAATTCAACAACCATCGTATTAGGAGAATATTTATCCTCCTCAATAATATAACCTGCTTTCTCCAAGCTGTCAAGAAGATCAGAATCTTTTGAGAACCGAATCCTGCGAATATAATATTCGTCTTCTGAAAAATGAATACCCGGTGTAGAACCATTTAATAGCGAAACTGTGCCCGAAGGCTTGATTGACGTTGTACGAACAGATTTCGGAATACAAAGCCAGTTTGAATATTCTTCATCGAGTTCCTTGACGTGATCATATGCCTTATCGCACCATTCATAAACGGTTCTACGCCCGAACTTGTTAAACGCCTGAACGACGCCCGATTGAGAAAGCCCGATGCGGCGGTTCTTGAGCATTTTTGCGTTTGTTTCTGGCCATTGAGTATTAACGAGCGTTACTGTCTTTCCATACAGATAAGCAATCTTTAATGTTCGTAAATAATCCTCATACGACTCGTGCTTTGCTGGATATGTCTCTACCAAACAGCACAACTCCGCATCTTCAAGCTGTTGCTCGACACACGGATTAAAGCCCATAACGTTCATGTCATCATAGCGCTCGGAATCCTTAAATCTGCCGCGAGTTCTGGCGTTGTCCAGCCAAATGTAACCTGGCTCACCATTCTTCTGACTCTGTTGGGCGTGCCACGTATAATCCATTCCCACTTTGGCGTGAAAAGAATTATTGGAGCCCCAACGGTGGTGATATAGTTTCTCTTGATCGTTTTTCATCTCAAGATAATGTTTGTCGTCATATTCCCCCAAGGCCAACGCAGCCGAACGCCGAACGTTACCAGCTACCACACAACGACCAATAAGATTTTCAACATCGACAATATCGACCGATGTGATAATTTCTCCAACTTTGTCAGTAAATAATTCTGTAAGATTATCGTGAACTTCTTTCAGGGGCGCATAGCCACTAGAAGTTCCACCAAAACCAAGAATGGGTGCTCCGAGAGGGCGGATTGCCGAATAATCAAATTTGGGAACCTTGTTGCCGAAGAAAAAGCCATTCAACAGCATGTGAACGGAATTAACCCAACCTTCTCTCGAATCGTCAATGACGTGCGTATCGTTGGTATACTGTGGCTCTCGAATCGTGATCGTGCCCGCGCCCAAAGTATCAAAACCAACACCAATGCCCAACATAAGGGCGTCCATCATCCACGAAAACAAATAACCGCCTTTTGTGGACAGATCTTTGGTGGAACGGAAAGCGCAATTAAAAAGTCCTGCGCCCGTCTTCTCTTCAACAAACTTTGTACCCATCATCCAAAGGCCGCGGCCCGGAGGAGTCCACTTCAAATTAAAAAGCCGATCATAGGCATCTTTCGCGGTTCTCTGTGCCTTTGAGTCGTTCCATTCAAGACCAAGAGTAATAACGTGTTGCTTCTGAATATTAAACATTCCCTCCACGACACGGCGGCAGGTTTGCCACCACTCTTCGCTTCCGGTTGCCTCCGGATCAAACTCGTTGAGCCGACGAGAGTACGTCCGCTTAAATGTTACATAGCCAAGCGGTCCCCACGGGACTTCCTGCTCTTTAAAGGGTTCAATAAAAGTATCTGATAATCTAAAACGTCGTGTATTCTCTAGTGTCCTCATTTGTTATGGTCTCCTCTTAAATTTTTCATATTTGTTTTGTAATAGGTCTTTCTGCATTTTTGACGTTAGGGCGACTGGATTTAATTGCACTTGGTTTGTAACGCCGGGCGCTTTTGGCAAGATACGAATTTTCACATTGGATGTATCCATAAATATGTCATAAACTATCCCATCGGGGCCATTTCTGTTCTTGGCAATAAATAACTTTCCCTGGTTCTTCTGCTTATCTTCAATTGTACGAGAAACAGAAAAAATGAAATCCGCTACAAAACATTTATTGAACGCTTCTGAAATTTGTTCCATCGTAATTACCTCTGCGTTAAGACCGGATCGGTTCGTTTGAGAAGCTGTCCAGATGGAACATTCAAATTCCTTTGCAATGCCTCGTAGCTCTTCATAAATAGATTCGAGTTCGCTCCGAAGTTCTTTTCTGACAACAATTGGCCTTAATAAATCTGCATAATCAACGATGACTGCGCCAGGCTTAATTCCACGCTTTACAAGGCGAGAAAGGTGCGAACGAATCGTGTTTGGTGAAGCAGATTTTGTGGGGTATTCTTTGATTATTAGTCTACCATCAATGTCACTAATTTGTTCAAAGATTTCTTCTTTAAATGAAGGCAAGTCTGAAAGCGGGTAGCCAGTAATACAGCTATCATATCTGTTGGCGATCACGGTGTCGCATAGCTCAAGTGTATAATGGACTACAGTTTTCCCCTCTTCAATCGCTTGTGCCCCAAGGTGAACCAGAACCATCGACTTGCCGGCGCCGGTTGGGGCGATCACCACTCCAAGTTCGCCTTTGCCCAGACCACCACCACAAATTTTATCAATGTCTCCCCATCCAGTTGTTAAAGGATTTCGGTGCCTTGGCTTATATCTCTCCTCAAAATCTTCAATAAAATCATAACCGAAATTGGTTTCTGAACCTAACTTGAGCGCATCATTAATAACTTTTGAGATCTCATCAAACGAGCAACTCTGTAGTAAATTCACGGACTTAAGCATTGCTTCTTTTAAGTTCTGCTTTCGACAGAAATCTAGTGCCGTCTCTTTGATATATTTAATGTCATCAAGTTCTTTGGTGTGAATGCGAGCAAAATAATCTCTGACTTGCTTTTGGATTATCTCATTTTCATCTTCCAGATCGGTTCTGAGAATTGAAATGAGCGCATCGACAGACGGATGCGTGCTATATTTTGCGCGGTAATTGACGATCTTTTTTACAAAGACGCGCAAATACTCAAGTTCTAAAAAACTAACGTCTAGAACCTCTGTGATTTGTTCGGCAAACGACCGGTCTTCGAAGATAAGCTGCGCTAACCCCTCTTGAAACGCTTTGCCATATCTTGCGAAACTACTGTTATCGGATGGAACCATTAACCCCTCTCTATGTAATGGTAAGTATAGCACAGACACCCCTAATGTCAATGCTAAATGTGATCAATTTTGTGGAAGATTATACTGATAATTGATGCGATTCAGTTTTTCTTTGAGATCTTCCCAATTTAGCTCTCCGAAACCATCTTCGCGCATCATGCCAATAATTTCAGTTTTATTGAAAGTGGCCTCAAAGTTCTCAATCGACTCTTTAACGTGGATCTTCGACTGAATAGACATTTGTGGAGCATACAGTTGCATCATCTTATAATTGTGCTCGATGAGATCTTTTCCTTCGACAATGTTGGAATAAAATTTAAGATCGCTCTCGACACTTTCGCAATGTTCAATAACATCATCAATGTTATATGTCTTTTCTTCAGACAGGAAACTCAAACGCTTTTTAACAGTGCCGAAACCAACACCACGGATACCAGGAAGATTATCTGAAGAATCCCCAATGATAGCCCTTGCAAGGGCCATGTTTGTTGGATGAACGCCGGTTTGTTCAATGATACGACGAATGTTTAAATACTCGCCCTTGACAGGACGAAGCAAGATTGTCTCGTCATCGCATACCTGCATAAAGTCCTTGTCATTTGAAACAATCAACTTTTGCCAGCCCTTATAATAAGGCAAACGCGAAACATACGCAATAATATCGTCTGCCTCGACCTCTGGGATCATTGCCTGAACGATAGGCATCTCATTCAAATACTCGATAAGGCGCGTCTGCTGCCAAATCTTATTCTTCAGTTCCTCGTCGTCTGTAAGGTTGTGGAACGCCCGATTTAACTTAATCGGCTTCCTCCCTGACTTATAATTTTTGTCCATTGTCTTGCGCTTGCGAGAGCCATCCGGCCCATCCCATATGATCACCACCTCATCAGGTGAAGTCTCGCGCACAAGCTTTTGAAGGATCATAAAAAATCCTTTGATACCGCCAATCGGTTGTCCGTTTAGTGACAACGAAGGATTAACGATATATGCCCTCAAATATGCATTCAACGCATCAATAATTAATACTCTTTTCATTTACTTTTGACTCCCTCAAGTCTGTTAACTTTAAATTTAGCTCTCACTTATAACCTCTATTTCGTCTCTATGGGGGACTATTATGTGTTCTGAGTCTGTCCCAAAACACCAAAATGTATTAACGTCGGCGCCAGATTCATATGTTCCTGTAACAACACCAATATATGCTTCTCCAGCATAATAAGCGTCATCTGGATATCTTACCTTAATAATATCGCCAATTTTCATAGTTTGTAGCTCCCTGCAACCTCATTATCAATCGTATACACCACTCGCTTTACGCCAACGTGCTTCATGGCAGCGTGGCACATTGAGCACGGCTTGCTCATTTTAAAATCCCCCTCTTTTCCCACTCTCGCAACAAAAACTGTTGCGCCCTCGGTGATGGAGCGATCAAGTCCCAGGATTGCTCCCAATTCTGCGTGCATTGTAGCGTGCCCGGGCTCTTTGCGAAAGCGGTTACCAAAAGAGCAAAAGCTTCCTTTGTTAAAACAAGTATTGCGAACACTAGATCCCTTAACTAGTACTGCGCCATGGCGATAATCCGGATAAACTGATTGAGTTGCTACTCTTTTGGCCAATTCCATATGGCGGCCGATCTTACCGGTGTAATCAAAAAATTTATCCGCGCTCTTAGAGTTGTACTCCATACATTCACTCATAACAAAAACCTCCTGCCGACTATACTAATATAACCGATCAGGAGGCTCTTGTCAAGCAGTTATTTTGAGAATCTCAAAGGCGGATAGCAATCGCCCAATGTCCGCTGATCCAGCGGATCCCCACCCAATGACCTGGAACCCAATTCCAAAGAATGCCATTATGTCGATAATGCGAATGGCGATGAACGTGCTTGGGCTTGTGGTGTAGAGTGTGTTGCACCTGATGGTGCGTGTGGTGCTTCGCCGGCGCATGCGCCTGTCGTGGGGCGTGTCGGGCCTCTGCGACATTCATTGAGAACAACATTAATAGTGCTGATAAACTTACCATGATAAATCTCCTTATGCGGTTGCTTCTTGTGGAACAGTCAAATCGTCCGGTTCGGCATAAAATGATTTAGCGTCACCCTGGCGCCGATCAAACTTTTCAACTATTTCTTCGTCCATTAGACGAATTATGTTAGCACGAAATTCATTATCATTTGTAATTAATTCGTTCCATTTAGAAGGTTGGAACTTCTTTGTATAGCCATCTTCCATGGATAGTGTATACCATGAGCCAGCGCTTTTCAAGCGTTCGGATCCCTTAATTGCATCAAACCACGATTCTTCATCTCGGATTCCAACATCCTCGGTTCCCCATAAAATACGAAAAGCGCAGTTCCTTCCGGTACTTCCAAAGCGCGACTTTTCAATCTTCACCTTCACCTCGGATCCAATACGAAATCCTTTTTCGTCATTAATAAATGCGCTCTTTGCCTTTCGACCGGTTAACCAGATCCGCAGCGAATATGAATAATGCATCGCCTTGCCGCCAGGAGTAATATAGGGTGTTGTCATCGCAACGATGTGCGCGTTTGGCCCTCTTGGAATGTTGGTCTTCAACTGATTAAGAACAATCAGTGTTGCCTGCTGATCCGCAATAGGAATGACAAGTTTTGACATTGCCTTTGCAAGAATTCGTGCTTTCACTGCCATCGATGATTGCGGGTTGAAATCTCCCTCAACATCTGATATAGCCGGCGTAAATGCCAGCGAATCCCAAATGAATACTAATTTTTCCTCAGTTGCGCCGAGAAGTTCCTCAATCGTCTCCAGCACAAACTCTACGGATTGTGCCTGAACGTACATTAGGTTTTCTAAATCACATCCGGCCTTTTCCAAAAACGATGGATCGATGGCAGATTCAGAATCAAAATATACAACCACTTTACCCATCTTTTGGGCGTTGGCTGCGATCTGAACTGCCATATATGATTTGCCGGTTGCTTCCAGCCCAGCGATTTCTGTAACCTTTCCTACGGGAATTCCCGATACTTGCCCCTTACAAATGATCGAATCCAGCCAACGCGAACCGGTTGGAATCCACTCTTTTACTGTTGTGGGGTTGTCGCCGGTTAAGTCGTGGGCGACCGTTCTGCCTGCCTTTTTATTTACTAGCTTCATTAGATCGTGAATAGGCACACGACCAGCCTTAGCTTTCTTAGCCATTAGATAATCTCCTTATTTTGTCTTTATTTTATTTTTTTTATCTTTATTTTATAGTGCTTTCGCACCACTATAATTATACCACGACTTACCGAAAGCGTAAATAAAAATGCCCCCGAAGGGGCATTAAAATGGTGTGAGGCACCTGATAACCCTGTGCCTCCCTGTGGGTGAACCTAAAGTTAACCGGCTAGTAGTTCATCAAATGCGCGGTCTACGGTATCCTTCTTTTCACCCCCATATTTTGTAGTCTGGGAGGAGCGGCTTTCAGCACTTCCATCACTTGATAGCTGCTCGTCAAGGATTGCGTCGATTGCCTCCGGAGTCTGACGCTCGAAGAGAGTATCAAAATCTGGCATGCGATCAAGGAGGGGAGAGATCGCATCAACATCTTCCAGAAGAGGAGATGTATTACGACGCATCTTCAGGTTCGTCTGGGGGAATGCCCCAGGCTTCGTGGGCTTGGTATAAGTAAGCGTGATATCAGTACCCTCGTTGATATCAGTAACATCGCCATATTCCGGATCGAGAATATAGCCCAGAAGGAGTTCATAGGCGGTCTTGCCGTAGCCATAGACCTTGATACCTTCCTCTTCACGACCCCGCACCACAACCGGTGAGAAATAGCGAGTACGGACGAATAGTGACTTCGCCAGCTTCTTACTCTCCTCATCATTGTTTTCTGCTGCTTCTCGCCATACCGACGAAGCAAAATCACAGATCGGACAACGTTCACCGAAGTTGCGCTTCGGACACATAATACCGCCCTGATGACTTCCTACATTATAGTGGAAGAACATTTCCCGCAACGGATCTCCGTCTGGTGCAGGAACGATACGAATATCCGTATCGCCGTCATCCGGTCTAAAGAAAACAGAGTTTCCGTTTCCCTTGTTTTCACCGCGCAAAGTTGCGAGCTTGCGGCGCATAAGCTCCATGTTGATTCCCATGTTTATTTCTCCTTTTGATGGGTAAAGTATATCAAGCGTTCCTTGATATCTAATGTAACACTCTCGACAAGCTTTGTCAAGAGTTTTTTTGGATTGCGTTAGTGTGGGCAACGCAGAACCCAAAGTCTTGTTCTAATTCGGTTTCATATATAGCATATGAAATTCTCCTAAAAGCATTTCTCGGCTTTTCTTTCAACATTCCAACTAATCTCCGGTGGAGGCCACCATCTGTCTCAAGTTTTTCTTTGTTGATACACATATAATAACATAGATCTCTCTCCATGTCAAGGTCAAAAAACCACTTTTCTTCTAAATTCTCCATATTCAGCAAGCCGACCGATCTAATACGATTAATATCAAGCGGTTTTGAAACCTGCCCGATTTCAGGCTCATTGTGTGCAAAATAGTTTAAATAATGAATAGTTGAATAAATTGAACGATTGATCACATCAAAATAGGTTTTGATCGGTATATTTTCAATAATCTTTTCAACGTTGAGATTAGAGATCAAGGTAATAGAGTTCAAAAGTCCCGATCTGGCATATTCTTGAAGCACCCCAAATCCAACATTTTCTAATAGTTTTGGAATTCCAGTTAAAAGTTCTGTATCCGGCTTGATATAGTATAGATCGATCTTTTTGTCTTTGATTTGTTCAAGAATTCCAAGTGAATAATTTGAGCTATATGAAGAGCCCACAATAAAAAACTGAATGTGATCATCGATGCCAGCGAAAAACTTTTTAACATTTGGTATATTGCCCTCATACTCCTCTGGAGTGTCATATTTCTTTAGTTTAAGTTTGTATTTTGAAGTTCTGCCAATATTGTCATTCATCAAATAAACGTTGTATTGTGAAAAATCAGAAAACTTCTCTGCAATTTTGGAGGCGGCGCTGCCCAATCCAACAACTGAAATCATATTTTTAACCGCTCAAAATCCAAATAATTCTTTCCGGCGTTAATGTTGGCCATAAACCCATCTTTTTCAAATGTCTTCTTGATCTCTGGCAGAATATCCCGTTCCTCGACGCAAAGATCAATAACAATTTCATCATGTACGATGTGTGAAATAAATGATTTCTTGTCTTCCAGCATTTTATCGATAACGACGGCTCTCTCAAGCACACGGTCTGCCGTCGTGCTTTGAATAAGATAGTTGAGAGCCTTCCGTCGTTCTACCTTCATTTTTCTCTTGTATGGTGTTATAATATAACCTCCCTCGTACCATTTGTCAAGCAGTTTTTCTTTATCATAGAAATTAGTTTTGATCTTGTCTGAATCGGGATTGTATAACCAAGAGAAAAAGCGCTGTTTCGCTGTGAATCTGTCCACATCTTCTTTTATAACGTGTTTAATGTTCCACTCGTGAATGTCGTCTTGCGGCTGTTCCTTCCCGGAAAGTTCAAGAAAAGTTCTAACTTCAGCACCATTATAATCTAATGAAACAAACCAATCGTGGGCCGGCTTAAGAAGTTGACGGTATTCCTTTTTCATAGTTAGAATTGGCAATGAATTTTTATTAGTTGTTAATCTTCCTGTGATAGATCCGAAAAGATTATAATCAATATAGTGGCTTCTCTTCAAAATCTCATTTGCCTTCTTTCTGCCAAAGGTAGATTGATATAATTTTCTACACCCCTCAATGTTTATACTGACATTTTGATATTTGATCTTGTGAAGCAATCTTTGGATTTTATCTAGATGTTCATAGTTTTCTGGCTTCTCATAATTCTCAAAAACAAACCTTGTGATTTCGTTTTTTACATCACAAAATTCCAGCAAAAAGTCCTCTGGCACAAGGTCGAAGAAACAGTGTTCGCGAAGGCGTATTCTACCTAGTTCAAAGGACCGCAGATAGGCTCGAAAATTCTTCTGCGACCCTTCCAACCTCTCTTTCAAAAAATCAGGGCAAACCTCTTCTAAAGTGAAACCATTGCACAAAAGCCAACCATATTCAACACTAGGATCTGTAATAGAT